TGTGATTATTTGAGATGGGAGTTTATTCAGAGTGTTTAATAAGTAATATTCACATCTTTCAGAGCAAAAGAAAATAACAGTTCTTTGTTATCTACAAAATAATAAATAATACGTTCTTCTGAACCTGAAAATTCAGGATCAGTTGCGGAAGTAATTAGGGCAATATGTTTATTCGTAATAAAGATTACTTTTCCATCTAGTTTGTATTTGGAATTCTCTTCAATCTGAGAATAACTGAGGCCTTGACTTGTTTTTTCCATCTCTTGCTATACGATTACAAACGTTCATTAATTGAGAATCCGTTTTCAATTAGTTCCATTGACGAACTCTACAATCGTCCTTGTGTTTAGGATTTCGTTGTTCGGCTACTGCCTTACTCAAAGAAGGATTTACGCGACTAGGAAGAGTGAATCCAAGATCAGGGATTGAACCTTTAGGACACCAAAACGTTCCACCGTTGCCTGTATGATAGTTTGATACACTTCTGAGGACATTTGCCACTGTGTTAGGATTACTTTTGCTGCTCATCTTATCTACTTAAATACAATTAAAATTTGAATCCGTTTTTCAGTTAAAACTATGTCTCATTCCAGAAATTATACATAGACAACAACAACAGAATAAAGCAGAGATAATAATAAACGTAATAAATATTTCTGTTGGACCCATTTGTTCATTAGAGGACGAAGCATTTGCTATTCCTCTAAGGTTGAATGTATTATTTAAGAACATACAACAGGTTAAAAATAATTTGTTTAATTCGTTTTTAATTGCGGAATACGTATTTATGTGTTAGTAAGTGTACTACGGCAAATACGGCAGAATGGACTAGAAGAACAGTTTGTTGAGAACCACCAGGAGGTAAAGTGAGGACGACGCCAGGTACTAGAAGATAGAAAGTTAACGCAGTAACTAAAAGATACGCCCACATTTTTATATTTTATCTACGAGATTTTTTTCTATGCGTTCGTTTTCTTTTTCCCATTATTAATCTAACTCTAGTAATTCTTCTTGAGAATATGTGCCTTGTGTTCTATATTTATAAATTCCGAAATAACAACATATACTTATGAGTATAAATATTACACAAGTTGTAACTAATGTATTTATATCTTTATCCATTATTTAGACGTAGGTGTTTGTCCGTAAACTTTTCCTCTTTCACATCCACCAGGAGGACAATTAGGAACACAATTATCAACACTAGCATTCGTAGGAAGATGGGATACAGGGCATCCAGCACCATGATTTCCAAATTTTTCACGAATCTGGGTCCAATAATACCACATTACTAATGAGGACGCACCTGCGAATAATAGAGAATGAACGACTAAAGAAGTTCTAAATGATGATTTAGGAGGAAGTCTTAGTAATACACCAGGAACAAACGCATAAAATAATACTGCAGATAAAAGAAAACTTACAACATCCATTTATATTTACATAAACTTTTTCTTTGTTTGATTCTTCTTAGAAGTTTTAGTTTTTCCACGATTACGCATAGTAACTTTTCTTTTACGACCTCCTTTATCCATAATACAGGACATTCTTATAACTCACGTTGATTATTTTTACCTGGACATGATGAACATCCTTTTCCATCAGAAACTTTTATTTTAGCGTAATTTGTTACAATAAACATTATAATAGCTAGCGCACCTAAACCAATCCATAACCAATCCATTTTATTTTATTAGTAAGAGTTTTCATATTAGGAACTTTACATATGTAATGGGTATACCTTTTTATTTTGCTACATTAATTAAAACACATGGAGGAATAGTAAGATCTTTAAAGGGAAAACATCAAACTGATATTTTATGTTTTGATTTTAACTGTTTAATTCATAGATACTTAGATGAAAACAATCCGATTGAGTCTATCTTAAAAGCATTTCAAATGATTTTAAATGATTATTGTCAAGCAAAAATTATTTATGTTGCATTTGATGGATTAGTTCCATATGCTAAAATAGTTCAACAACGTTATCGTCGTATGTGTGAAAAAGAAGTTTCTGGGAATTTTGATAGAAATCAAATATCTCCAGGGACACCTTATATGCTTGAATTAGAACAATTTATGAAATCAAGATTTCCACAAGTAATTATATCAGGAACACAAGAACCAGGTGAAGGTGAACATAAAATTATTCAATTTCTTCAACATTCTCAAAAAAATAAAACAATAACTATTTATGGATTGGATGCTGATTTAATTTTAATTTGTCTTCAACATCATAAATTATCATTAGAGAATGGTATGTTTTTACTCAGAGAAAGTTCAGAAATGGGAGAAAAAGAAGAATTTGCTATTATGGATATATGGAAATTATTTGCAAAATTACCCATGGATATTTATCAATATATTGCTTTGTCTATAATGTGTTTTGGTAATGATTTTATGCCTAGTCTAGGTATTTTTTCATTAAGAGAAGATGGATATAATCGTGCATTACAATTTTATGAAAAATCTAAAAAACCAAATCTTTTGACAAATGAAGGAAGAAAGGTTTTTTTGAACTATGTTGCTTTAGAAGAACAAAAAATTTTAAAAGAAAGAATTTTATTACGTAAACGCCCAGAAGAAAAATATATTCTTGGAAAAGATAATCTTTTCAATAAAAGATATTATTTACATATTTTAGATGGTGTAATAAATTCGGAAAAGGTAGTTGAAGCGTATTGGAAAACATTTAGTTGGACTTTAGAATATTTCACTAAAAGTTCACCACCAAATTGGGATTGGTATTATCCTTATTCAGATGCTCCTTTAATTACAGATATTGTTAAATTTCCTCAATCTTTAATCTTAGATAGAAAACCTTTGAATTTTTCAGTAATAAATCAATTACAATTTATTTTGCCTAAATCTTCTTTAAGAAAGGCAAAAAAAGTAGTAAAGTTTCCTGATGAAACTTATACTCATACAAGAAATCCATGGATGAAAAAATTTGAGTGGGAAATGAAACCTAGAATTTCTTTACCATGGAATCCTACATGTTCCCTAACTTCAATTTCCCCCCTGAAAATCTAAATCCTACAATTGGTAAAGAACCTTTATATATTGAAGGTAATCCACCTGTAGCTTTTGGCAATACAGATCTTTGTTCGATATCAAATAAAACATCTGTTTCAGGAAAATTTAAAGAATCTATATCAACTTCTCTAAAAGACCAATATTCATTATTGATTTTTTGTAATTGTTTTGAATGACCTATTTTTAACCTTCCTTCACCACTTAATTCACGAGACCAATTAGAAATTAAATAGTTAATATATGCTTGGCGAAATCCACTTAAAGAAGTGTTTTTTGTATTAGATTTTATAGTTTCAAGACATTGAGCAACTGTTCTAATTAAAGGTTTATCTAATCGTTTATTTACTGTATTATGTGCTCTTGCAATAAAAACAAATAAATCATATTTACTTGAATTCCATGATGGAAATAATCCTTTATAAGTTTGAAAGATTGTTTTGAAATGTGATTGACAATATTGACATGTTATAGATTCAGTAAAATTATCCATAAACCTTATTAAAATTTGTTTATCTTCTACACTAGGTGTATCAGGATAATTTAATGAAATAGAATGTAAAGTCATCCATCCTAATGGACCCCAATATTTAGTCATCTTAATATTAAGGAGAAGAAACAAATCCAGCAACTATAGCGTTCTCTACAACATCTTTTTTAAGATCTGGAGGAATATTTTTCATTTTTAGTTCTTCTAATTTTTTATCAACTTCTTCAGGTTTTAAATCTTTAACTTTTGTAGGTCTTAAATTAAGTCTCATTGTAAATTTACGAGAACCTTTTTTACGTGGAGGAGCTTTTGCAGGATCTTTTACAGGAATAATTTTTTTTGTTTTTTTTAAGCTTGACTTTGGGTATGTTTTAGTGTTTTTAGGTGTTTTTTTAGATTCTTCAGGAGCCTTTGTAATTTTAATCATCTTCTTATTTAAAAACGAATACAATAGATTTACGGATTAAACTTTTAATATTACTACCAATGGAGTGGAACGCAATCACAACATATTTTCAAAAAGATGGTGTATCTAAACTTGTAGAGCACCAGCTTGAATCTTTTGAAGATTTTATTCGTAATAAAATTCCTTTGATTGTTATTTCAACTGCTCCCATAGTTGTTTGGCATGAACAAGACCTTGAAACTAAAAAATATAAATACGAACTTCGTCTAACATTTGATAATGTTACTTATATGAAACCTAGAATTCAAGAAGCATCTGGAAGAATCAAACCTATGTTTCCTCAAGATGCTCGTGTTCGTAATTTTACATATTCCGCACAAATGTTTGTAGATGTAAAATTTACTGCTCGTGTATATCGTTCTCCTTTATTCTTAGAATATGATGAACATGTAAAAGTATTTGAAGGTGTTTCTCTCGGTAAAATTCCTGTTATGCTTGGATCATCTTTATGTATTATGAAAGATTATCCTTTATCAAAAGAAGAAATTGGAGAATGTCAATATGATCCATTTGGATACTTTATTATTCACGGTTCTGAAAGAACTATCTTATCACAAGAAAAAGTTGCTGATAATCGTATTATGATTTTCCATAATAAGAAAAATGGTGCTAAATTCACATATTCTGCTGAAATGAAATCTTTACATGAATCATTTACAACTCCACCTAAAAAACTTGAAATTCGGATGAATTCAAAATTTAATGGATTTGGTTATCCTTTAACTATCTGTGTTCCTCGATTTCGTGAAGATATTCCTTTGATTGTTATGTTTCGTGCTCTTGGTATGGAATGTGATGAAGATATTGTAAACTTAATTTGGGCAAAAGATACGGATGAAAAAATTATTAATTTACTTGCTGCTTCATTTAAAGAATCTGCGGATATTGGTATTTATACTCGAGATGATGCAATTAATTATCTAGTTCATCATTTACAATATGGAACAGCATCAGAAGATAAAAAGGGATATGTAAAATCTCTTCTTGATTCTGAATATTTACCTCATGTAAAATTTGGTAATGATAAATCTCCTCGTGAAACTTTAGAAGCGCGCAAAGTTTATTTAACTGCGTTAATGATTCGTAAACTTATTATGACAGAACAAGGATATCAAAATATTGATGATCGTGACGCTTATCCAAATAAACGTATTGTAAGCACTGGATCGTTGCTAACACATTTATTTCGTCAATTATTTCAAAAAGTATGTAAAGATATTCGTAGTAAATTCGTTCATGAAGTTAATAATGATAATTGGAAAAAAGGTATTGCTCGTCCATTAGAAATTCTGAATGTAAACAATTTATATAAAATCTTGAAAGTTTCTACAATTGAAGGTAAATTAAAACAAGCTTTGGCTACAGGTAATTTTACAGTTCAAGGTCTTGGAACAACTTCTACAATGTCTAATGCAACTAAAGTTGGTGTTTCTCAAGTTTTGAATAGGCTATCATATTCTGCAACAATTAGTCATTTACGACGAATTCAAACACCTGTTGAAAAATCAGGTAAGTTACTAGCACCTCGTAAATTACATGGAAGTTCATGGGGATATGTATGTCCTGTAGAAACACCTGAAGGTCATTCAGTTGGTATTGTTAAATCTATTTGTATGCTTTCAGCTATTAGTCAACATACACCTTCTCTTGTAATTCTTGATATCTTGAAATCCTTTATGGATATCGAATGGATTGAAAATATTAGTCAATCATTCAAAGATTGTTCTATTATTGTCAATGGTGTTATTGTAGCTTATACTTCTAATCCTGTAAAAGTATTTAATGACCTAAAACAAGCAAAAAAGAATTTCAAATTACATCCTCATACAGGAATTACATGGAATATTCAACATGAAAATATTAGTATTGAATCTGATGGTGGAAGATTTGTTCGTCCTTTATTTCGAGTAGAAAAAGGTTCTTTGTTATCAGCGCCCAATTCAAAAGAATGGAATGAATGGGTTCGTTCATGTATTGAATTTGTTGATCCATGTGAAACTGAAACTATTCGTGTTGCTATGACTCCATCTGAAATTACTAAAATTCATACACATTGTGAAATTCATCCTACTATGATTTTAGGTCATATGGCAAGTAGTATTCCATTTAGCGATCATAATCAATCACCTCGTAATACTTATCAATCTGCTATGGGAAAACAAGCAATGGGTATCTTTGCTCGTAATTATGCGAAGCGTTTAGATAAAAATGGTTATATTCTTTGTAGTCCTATGCGTCCATTTGTAGAAACAAGAATGATGAATGTTTTGAAAACTCAAGATATGCCATCAGGTGATAATATTATGGTAGCTATTGGTATTTATGGTGGTTATAATCAAGAAGATTCAGTTATTTTGAATAAAGGTGCTATTAACCGAGGATTATTTCGAACTTTATATTATACAATCTATAAAGACGAAGAACATCGTAATATCGCTTCTGGTAAAGAAGAGAAATTCACAAAACCTCGTCGTGAAAATACAAGGGGATATAAATCTTCATCTTATTCTAGTGTTACAGATTCAGGTGTTCCAGTAATAAATTCTCTCATAAAAGAAAATGATATTGTTATTGGAAAAGTAACTTCAATTAAATCTGATCCTAATGGATATACTTATCGTGATTCTTCAACAACTCATAAAAATGCCGAAGAATGTCGTGTAGATGGTGTATGGCAAGATAAAAATTCTGATGGTTATCCATTTATTAAAGTTCGTGTTGTTTCTGAACGTGTCCCTGAAATTGGTGATAAGTTTTCATCTAGACATGGACAAAAAGGTACTTGTGGTATTATTTTAGATGAAGAAGATATGCCTTTTACAGCTACTGGGCTACGACCCGATCTAATAATGAATCCTCATGCTGTTCCTTCTCGTATGACTATTGCACAATTAATGGAAACTATGTATGGTAAAGTATGTTGTGAAAAAGGAGCTTTGGGTGATGGAACACCTTATTCACATTTGAAAGTTGATAATATTCGTGAACAATTACTTAGTTTAGGTATGCATCCTTATGGAAATGAAGTTTTGTATAATGGTCAAACTGGAGAAATGATGGAAGCTGAAATCTTTATGGGTCCTACATTCTATCAACGTCTAAAACACATGGTTAAAGATAAGACTCATTCTCGTGCTCGTGGTCCTATTGTATCTTTAACTCGTCAACCTTGTGAAGGTAGGTCACGTGATGGTGGTTTGCGAGTAGGTGAAATGGAACGTGATTGTATGATTTCACATGGCATTAGTATGTTTACGAAAGAACGCTTGATGGATGTATCAGATCCATTTACAACTGGATTTTGTAAATCTTGTGGAACTTTAGCAGTAGTAAATCAAGTAGAAAATATTTATCAATGTGGTACATGTGGAATTAAAACACATTTTGAAATGAAAACTATTCCTTATGCTGTTAAGTTATGGACACAAGAATTAGAAGCTATGCATATTGTTCCACGGATGGTATTTGAGTAAAATTCCAACCGTCTTTATAAATAACTAGACACCCCATTGAATCATCAAAACATAAAGGATATCCATCTTCATTTAAATGAGAAAATACTCTTTTTAATGTTGTTTTCATTGCCTCACATCCTCCTGCTTCATGTTGTAGGACATATTCTGTGCCACTTACAAGTTCGCTGTAAGAAATACTATTCATTTATAAAAACAAAATATTTTTTTTATAAAATTAAACGCTATTTTGTTTTTTGAAGAAATACTTGTGTATTTGCACTACCTAGAACTTTGATACGTTTATGATAGCCAGTAATAAATCCATCAATTCCTCTTTTTGTTAAATCTGGTCCATCCCATCCATAATCATCAAATATCATATATCCTCCAACTTTTAATTTACGAAAACTTAATACTGCATCTTCTAATACAAATTCAGGTTCATGATTTCCATCAATATAAATAATATCAAATTTATTATCTTCAAATGTAGGAACTACATCATTTGAAAATCCACGTTTTATAATAAATTTAGAAGCTTCATTTGTATTTGAGATATTATTCATAAATATATCATAATTTATGTTTTGTTTACCTTTATATTCCGGATATTCGGAATAATCTGTCCATGGATCTACACAGTAAATCTTTGAATCTTGATATTTAGCATAAGATTTATTAACAGAAATAGCATTTGCACCATGAAATGTTCCAATTTCTAAATATTCGATAGGAGTATTTGTTTGTGGTATAAAATCAAACCAATTATCCGCTAATCTATATTTAGTTCCTTCAAAATTATCTATTGTTATAACAGATTTAAAATTTTGTGTTTTAGGTAATCTAAATCTTAACATTTTTAATTAATGTCTTAGAAAATAATGGGAGGTATTAAAAAATCTTCGGAAGAATTAAAAGAATTATATATTAATGTTTTATCTATTTTTGAGACATTGAATATAAATTTCATATTATTTTATGGATCTTTATTAGGATATTATAGAGATTCTAACTTTATAGAAGGAGATGATGATGTTGATGTTTTAGTAAGCGAAGAAGATTTTAATGAAATATTTTCTAATCTTAAACTTATTAGAATGAAAAATCCACTTATTACGTTTAGATATATAGGTTACAAAGATAAACCAGGATTTTATGAAAAAAATTTTGTACAAGTTTATTATAAAGATATAGGACCATTTGATATATGTGCATATACCTTAGAAAAAAATCATATTTTAACAGCTTTTGATAATTTACGTTATCATATAAAAGATATTTTTCCTTTAAAGCAAGTATATTTTAAAGATTATAAAATAAATATTCCATTTAATACTGAAGAAATTTTAAGATTAACATATGGTGAGAATTGGAGAACACCACAAAAAAAAGGTATTGATTATGATCCGCATAGAATTGTTGATCATATAAGAGATTTTTCAAAAACTCGTAATGTTGATCATATAAGAGATTTTTCAAAAACTCGTAATTCACAAAAATTACTTTCGTATAATCTTCCAAAAATTTTTATTAAACGAATATAAATGGAATCTTTTGTAGAGTGCTCTAATGTATATGTAAAAAAAGGTAAATATGGGTATGGTGTTTTTGCTAAGAAAGATTTTAAAGCAGGAGAAGTTATTGAAAGAGGTATTATGTGTAGACTAGTAAATGTAGATGGGAATGAAAATCCTCATCTTTTTACATGGAGCGATGATAGAAAAATATGGGCCTCTGGAAGTGGTTGCCTAGCATTTTATAATCATTCTGATACACCAAATATTGTTAAAAAAGGTGACCTTATAAATGATACAATGACTATCGTTGCATTAATAGATATTAAGAAAGATGATGAATTATGTAATACATATTTTTCAAAGAAGTGGAGAACATGTTTTCAAGATTTTTAATTAACCACTTAGAAAATAAGGATTAATAAATATACGTAAACCTTTATTAAATTCTACATGTTCACATGTTTTATCTCCATTATACATGTGACCCTTTATAGCAGATGTTTTGTATAATGTCATACCACAAAATGCAGATTCACATGAAATCCACGGAGAATTTTCAGGTATATTTATCATAAATTTATCAACATAATTTTTACGATCAGGTATTTTTTGAAATCCACGAGAAGTTAATTTTGTAATACCATATTTATTTGCCATTTCCCAACAATCAAAATTACATCCTAATTCTAAAGATCTCAGAGCCCAAATATCATAATATCTTTCTAGCCGATTACTTGCTATACAATCCCAATCATTTCTTGAAAAACACGAATCTAATTGTTCTTGGAAATTATCTTGGATATTTAGGATATCATCTAAATCAATAACTAGTAAAAAATCATGATCAGTAATATATTTCAAGTATTCATTACGACATCTTGCAATACGTTGAGTTCTTGAACCTTTTAAATTTCCCATAGAAATAACTTTTATGTTTTGTTTTCCTTGACTCCATGTTCTTAATAATTTCAGAGTATTATCATTAGAATTAGATTCTACAATTACTAAATCATAAGAATCTAATACTCTAAATATTTTTTCAAGAGATGATTGAACATTTGACCAAGTAGAAGAAATATTACGGCATGTTCCTGCTACGAGATATTTCATTG